ATTATGATTTACCTGATACTTGCAGTGTCCATGATACATTGTTAATGTCTCAAATCCTTGACTATAAACGATTTGGAAGCCAAGGGCATAGCCTTGAAGTCTGGGGTGAACATTTAGGCAGACCTAAGGTTCAACATGAAGATTGGACACAGTATTCTGAGGATATGAAGAATCGTTGTATAACTGACGTAGAAATCAACATTGATCTTTATTATATCCTTTTAAAAGAACTTACAGAGTTAGCTGAAAAAGCTCCTCAAATTAAACATTATCTACGTTCAGAACATGCTGCTGCTAAATGGATCTCTCAAGCTAATCTACATGGTTGGCCTTTTGATGTGCCTGCTGCAAAGATTCTAATGATACAGCTTGAAGAAGAAATGCAAAAAGCTTATGATGCATTGTCCTCCAAACTAGGTTTTAAATGTATTGCAGTTGATAAGAAGAAAGGGATTGTAGAACCTAAGAAACCTCGTTGGACTAAGCAAGGCTTTTATGATGCACACACTGCAGACTGGTTTGGAATCCATCCCTGCTCTGGCTTCGAAGGTGAAGAGAATAGGGTATTAGGACCATACTCAAGAGTCTTATTTGCACCATTAGATCTTGATTCAGTATCAGACGTAAAGTTGTTTCTATTTCGAAACGGTTGGGTACCAACTGAGTGGAATTGGAAACACAATGAAAAGACTAACAAAAAAGAAAAGACATCTCCAAAAGTAACTGAAGACTCTCTTGAGTTCTTAGGTGGTGATGGTAAACTCTATACAGACTTCTTAACAACAAAATCTAGACATGGTATTCTTAAGACCTGGTTAGAAAATATTGATGCAAATGGAAATTTACATGGTGATTGTCAGCTGATTGGCACACCCAGTATGCGAGCAAGACATAGTATTATTGTGAATGTTCCATCTGCTGATAGCCCTTGGGGTAAAGAGATGAGAAGTCTCTTTACCTGTAAACCAGGTTGGAAAACAGTTGGTTGTGACTCATCAGGAAACCAAGCAAGAGGTCTTGCTCATTATCTTGGTGATGAACAATTTATCAACACACTTCTACATGGTGATATTCATCAATACAATGCAAATGTATTGACAGCAGTTCTCAAGACAATGGATATCAATCATGTTGTCCCTAGACCTGTAGCAAAAAGGATTCTATATGCATTCTTATTTGGTGCCTCTGGTGGTAAACTTTGGAGTTACATTTTTGGTGCTTTGGATGTTAAACAAGGGAATCAGCTAAAGAAAGGGTTTCTTAAAGCTGTACCCGGATTCAAGAATCTACTAGATAAACTAGAGAAAATTTATGGTAAAACTTCTCAATATGGGGATGGTTATATACCTGGTATTGCTGGCAACCGTCTATATGTGGATAGTTTCCATAAGCTCCTCGTATACCTTTTACAGGCAGCTGAGAAAGCGACTTGTTCAGCGGCTCTTATGCTTACAGCAGAACGTCTTAGAAATGAGGGTATTCCGTATATACCGCTCATCTATTATCATGATGAAATCGATTTTATGGTACCTGAAGAATTTGCTGATAGAGCTGCGGCCATTGGTAAACAAGCGTTCCACGACGGTCCTTTGCTGTTTGGTGTTACTATAATGGATGGTGGAGCTAAGATAGGAACCACATGGTATGACGTACACTGATAAAAGTGCATTAAAATTCCTTTGGATTAAATGGTCTGAAGCACAAACCAAAGCTGATGAATATAAAAATGCTTATGATCAACTTCGTAAAGCACAAGATTACATCTATACATTAGAGCAAAGGCAATTAAGCAGAAGAAGGAAGTCTAAAAAATGAGTAAATTAGTACAAGCAATTCGTAGTACAAATCTAGAGGTACATAAGGCTGATTGCATGCCTCTTGCTACGATTACAAGAAACATGGATGAGCAAGTCGTAAGGGGTTATAACTATCTTACTAAATACAAAGTTCAAGTAGCAGTAGGTTGTGAAGTTTATTTAAGGCACACAAGCGAATTACCTTTAGCAATTGAATCCAGTACAAGAGCTATTATAGAAGAAGTGTTTGGAGAATTTAGAAGATATCATAGAGAACTTGAATGTGCTCTCTGGGATCGTAACTTTGATTTAGCAAAAAATATCTTGAAGGATATGGAAAATCAAATGTTTGGGTATTAGCATGATATCTAAACATTGTGGTGTAAAATTGAAACTATCTGGTTATTTTCTAAATACCAGAGTTCAACGATATTATGTTGAATTTCATTGTCCTATATGCTGTCGAGTGTTCACACAACGTACCACTAGAAAATATAAAGAGAAAGACGGTGAGAAGACATGACTGTGGCAATCATAGACGGAGATGTTCTATGCTTTATTGCATGTAAGAACAGATGGGAAAAGAAAGTACCAGTAATTTTAAATGACAACAATGAATTGGTATCTTATGTCAGATTAGATTCTGACGGTAAAAGAAAACCTTTAGAATATACTAAAGACGAAGATAGAAAATTTCTTGAAGAGTCTTGGGATAATTTTAATAAGCATCTAAAGACACTCTTAGATATGCTTTATAATCCTGACTATTTAATGGCAGTTAAGGGTAAAGATAATTATCGAAATTTACTTTATCCAGAATATAAGAATCATAGACATCGTGATCCTACGAAACAGAACGTATTTGTACCAATCTTAAGAGAACTTGCTGTTGCTGAAGACATGGCAGTAGCTGCCGATGGTATTGAAGCTGATGATTTAATACGTATCTGGGCAGAACAAGCAAGGTCAGTTGGAATTGACTATATCATTTGTTCTATTGATAAAGATTTAAAGTGTATTCCAGGGAGACATTGGGATATTAAAAAGAATATCCTTTTGGAAATATCTGAAGAAGAAGCTAGATTAAATTACTATACTCAAATACTAAAAGGAGACCCCACTGATAATATCATGGGTGTACCTGGTATTGGAGAAGTAAAAGCTAAGAAACTTCTTGCAGGTTATACTAATGAAGAAGATTTACAAAGGCGAGTCTTAGAACAATATGTTGCAGTTTATGGAAAGAACTGGTTTCATGAATTAGTTCTCAATGGTCGAATGATACACATTATGAGAACTTATAATGATTATTTTGATCCTAAACAATGGCCATGTGTGGTTGAATTACTAGCTAAAGAAAAGCTAAAAGAAGAGGAGAGATTAAAACAAGAGGCACCCGATGAAATTCGAGGGGACAGTCCCAACAATAACAGAATCTCAGCAAAAGACATTAAGATTTGATAACGGTCATTGGCAATTTCCTGAACAAATGGGAGATGTTGTAGGCTTTATTTACATTGTCCGTGATAATTACCTTAAACGATTCTATCTTGGTAAGAAACTATTTACTTCAGCTGTTAAAGGAACTAAACAGCGTAAAGCATCTTCTTGGAAAAAGTATACAACATCTTCCAAACTTCTTGCAGAGTTATTTGAAGAAAGACCTAAAGAAGAGTTTGATTTTATTTGTCTAGAACAATACAGAACAAAAGGTACTCTCTCTTATGCAGAAACTTGGACATTATGCCAAGTGGAAGCACCTACAAGTTTAATTTGGTATAACAAAAGAATTGAAGCTGTCTCTTGGAAAGTCTCTGAGACTATCTCAGAAAGACACAAACAGAGACTAGCTGATACTCTCTTATTTAAGGATATGAGATGCTGAAAATATTAGCGTTTGTTTTAGCGTTAACAACTATTGTTTTATTTACAATAGGTGCTAGTGGATACCTGATTGAGGTAATGGAAAAACCTGAATTAACTCCATTAGATTTTGTTTTACTTAGTATTCTCTCTGGGATGTTATTTAAAGTTACTCATCGAGAATGATATGGGGACAATTGTTGTCAAAAATCAACCGTGTCTCAGTAAAGAATGTGGAAGTCATGATGCACGACAGATATATGACAACGGTACATCATTCTGCTTTTCGTGCAGAACATGGTTTCCCAAAGAAGATGGAGAATCGATGGCTTCAGTAAAAGCAAGTAAAATAGAGATTAAATCACAATTACCAACTTTAGAAGAAATTAAAAGCTATCCTATTCGTGGTTTTGCTGATAGAGATATCGGTCTAAATATTTGTGAATTTTATGATGTAAGAGTTTCTTATAATTCCGAAAGAGAAATTGATACTCATTACTATCCTTATGATGAAGCCTGCGTAAAAGTAAGAAAACTCCCAAAGAGTTTCTTTCTAGTAGGTAAGTCTCATAAACTCTTCGGTCAAACTAAGTTTAATGCAGGTGGTAAGAGACTTGTTATAACTGAAGGTGAGATTGATGCTATGTCTGTAGCACAAGCTTACTATGATAAATATCAAAAAGTTTATCCAGCTGTAGCAATACCTTCTGCTTCACATACAAAAGTACTTCTTGAAAACAGAGATTGGATTAGGTCTTTCAATGAAGTAGTATTATGCTTCGATGAAGATAAAGCAGGTAAAGAAGCTTTAGATGAAGCTATTAAGATTGTAGGTATAGATAAAGCTAGAATCGCACATCTTCCTTGTAAAGACCCTGACCTAGTCTACAGAACTCATGGCGGTAATAAATTATTACAAGCAATTTGGGATGCTGAAAAGTTTGTACCATCAGGTATCATTGGTAAAGAAGAACTTTGGAAAGCACTAGAAAGTTATAACAACATACCTGCACTACCTTACCCACCATGTTTAGATGGTGTTAATGGCAAGCTTAAAGGCAAACGTCTTGGTGAAATAACTTTGTTCATCTCCGGGACAGGTTCAGGTAAATCCACAATCCTACGTGAAGATATTCTCTATACACTAGAAAATGCACCACCAGAAGATAAAGTTGGAATTATCTCTCTTGAAGAATCTCCTGCGGAGACTGCCAGAAAATTGTCTGGAATGGTCTTACATAAGAATCCTGCCAATGAAGAAATCCCATTAGAACAATTAAAGAAAGGTTTCGATGTAGTCTTTGGTAGTGATCGAGTAGTGCTGTTAGATCATCAAGGTTCGATTGATGATAATAGAATTCTTGATCAATTAGAATACATGTGTCTCTCAGGTTGTAAGTATATTTATATTGACCATATAACAATCTTAGTCTCTGAAGGAATGGAAAATCTTTCAGGAAACGAAGCACAAGATAAGGTAATGAACGATTTGCTCAGGTTGGTTAAGAGATACCCTGTTTGGATCGGTCTTGTTTCACATCTTCGAAAGTCTAATACTGGTGCTAAATCATTCGAAGAAGGAAGACTTCCATCTATTGATGACATACGTGGTAGTGGTTCAATTAAACAGATCTCTTTTGATATTATTAGCTTTGCTCGTGATTTGACAGCCACAGATGATTTAAAGCGCAATACCATACTTATGCGTATTCTTAAAGCTAGATATACAGGTCTTACAGGAAATGTAAGAGGTTCTGTTTATGACTATAAAACTGGTAGATTGTCTGCTGCAGAGGAGACGGCACAAGAAGATTTCACAACATTATAAAAGGGCAGATGATGATAAAAATTAAAACGCCTTGGTCACCTGTCGGGTACCTGACGTATAAAAGAACATACTCTAGAAAACTATCAGTTGATAATTCTGAAAATGCACCTACAGAGGAATTCGAAGACACAGTAGATCGAGTTATTAATGCTTGTAGACATCAACTTCATGTGGGCTTTACTTCTGAAGAAGAAGATAGATTATATGAATACATGATGTCTTTAAAATGTTCCGTAGCTGGTAGATTTCTATGGCAGCTAGGTACAGATACAGTAGATAGACTAGGATTGGCAAGTCTTCAGAATTGTGCATTTACAGTAGTAGATCATCCTATCAGACCTTTCTGTTGGGCTATGGATATGTTAGCCTTAGGCTCTGGCGTTGGTTATAATATCCAACGTGAACATGTAGATAAGCTCCCAGTCGTTAGAGATTGGTTTAAGGCTCCTACAAGAGTTAATGACGCTGGTGCAGATTTTATTATTCCTGACTCTCGTGAGGGTTGGGTAAAGTTCCTCGGAAAAACTCTTAAAGCAGCTTTTCTAAGTACCTCTCAAACAAGCGGTACATTTACTTATTCTACAATGGTTATTAGAGGTAAAGGTTCTCCCATTAAAGGTTTTGGAGGTGTTGCATCTGGACCTGAAGATTTAGTGTGGGGTATTGGAAAAATATCTGAGATTCTTGAAAAGAGGAGAGGGAAGAAAGTACGTCCAATCGATGCATTGGACATCATGAATATCATTGGATACATTATAGTTTCTGGAAACGTTCGTAGATCAGCGCAAATAGCAATTGGTGATCCTGATGATATCGAATTTCTGCTGGCTAAGCGATGGGACATTGGTAATATACCAAAGTGGAGAGGAATGTCTAACAATTCCGTCGCCACAGACGATATTAGAGAACTCCATGATTTCTTTTGGGACGGATACGAAGGAAAGGGCGAGCCGTACGGTCTTATCAACCTACGACTGTCAAGAAAGATTGGTAGATTGGGAGATACTCAATACCCGGACCCGGAAGTACAAGGATATAACCCCTGTGCAGAACAGAGCCTTGCACCGTTCGAAACTTGCTGTCTCGCGGAGGTGTTCCTGCCCAATGTGCAGTCTAAAGAAGAATTTCTCGACATACTAGAGCTACTTTATAGAATTAATAAGCATTCCCTAAGGTTACCTTCACACCATCCTGAGACTCAGAAGATTGTTCATAAGAACATGAGAATGGGTATCGGATTGACTGGTATTCTACAGGCAAGTAAAGAACAGAATAGTTGGCTATCTGAAGGCTATGAATATCTAAGAGACTTTGACGAAAGATATTCTGAAATTAGAAAGTTTCCTGTCTCTATCAAGTTAACAACAGTTAAGCCTTCTGGTACTCTCAGTCTTCTCCCAGGTGTAACCCCTGGTATTCATCCAGGTTATGCTAGATATATGTTTAGACGTATACGAATTGCATCTGATCATAATCTAGTAGAAGTGTGTAAAAAGCATGGTTACCCTGTTGAATTTCAAAAGAATTTGGATGGTACCGAAGATTACGGTACTGTAGTTGTCACTTTTCCTTTTAGCTACCCTGATGGAACTAAACTAGCTAAAGATATGTCAGCTTTAGACCAATTAAGAGAAATTAAAAGATTACAAGAATCATGGTCTGATAATAGTGTAAGTTGCACAATCTATTATCGCAAAGAAGAGATTCCTGAAATAAAAGATTACCTAATGCGTAATTATAGGAATAATCATAAGAGTCTTTCATTCCTATTACACTCTGATCATGGGTTTGCACAAGCACCTTATCAAGAAGTTACTAAAGAAGAATATGATGCACTTGTTGCAAAAACAACTATTATTAATCATATAGATTATGCTGACTTTGAATCAAATGATGAATGTGCTTCTGGTGTTTGTCCTGTTAAATAGAAAGAGGGGTCCCCTAAAAAGGACCCCTTTTATTTTGGAGAGTAAATGACATTATTCAATCCGTATGAAGAAAAAACATTAAAGCTAGATTTAGAACATCTAGCTAATGCACATCAGCTAGAGAAAAAGGTAGGAGTACCAACAGAATTAATTATCCAAAGATTTATGGGGCTACTAGAAGATGCATATGATGAGCAGCTTGCATTACAACAAGAGCAGCTTGACGCCGACTATGACGATAGTATGGATGGAGATGCTGCAACAGCTCTTGCATCGGCAGGTTGGGGCACAGACGAAGATTATGGAGGCACCGATGACCGTTTATAAGATTATTGTAGTTGAAGATGATATTTGTAATTTCAACGATGATACTGCTGAGAGGGTATTTTACACAAGCGAACAGATAATGGATATTACTAAAGCAATTGATGAGAATGTTGCTTGCTATCAGACTCGAGAAGAGCATGATGATGCTAATGGTGAGCTTGAAGCAGAGGATGAAGACGACGACATCCTAGAAGACGACGAAGAAGAAGAAGATTTTCGAGATGATGAACATAGTCGTGGAGAAAATTAATGGTTGGATTTCCTAGCCCAGTACCAGGAGACCATCAGTTAGTTTTAAGAGCAGTTAAATTTGCAGTATATTGGCATGGTAATCAGAGACGCAGATATACTAATGAGCCTTATGTCAATCATCTTTTAAGTGTAGCTTATCTTGTTGCCGGTAGAACAACTGATCCTCACATTATTGCAGCTGCTGTTCTGCATGATATTCTTGAAGATACACCTGTCTCTCGACATGAATTGAAAGATAATTTTGGAGCAAGGATTCTTGAGATGGTCGAAATGTTGACAGATGTTCCTTGCACACCAGGTGGTCTTAATAGAGCAGCAAGGCAGTTTCTTGATAGAGAGCGAATTGCAAAGGCAGGTCCAGAAGTCCAGCTTATTAAAGGCTGTGACATGTATGATAATTTAGAAGATATTAAAACCTATGATCCTAACTTCTATAAGGTTTTTAAGAAAGAGAAACAGCTGTTATTAGATGTAATGCTTGATCTTGATCCTCATGTAAAACTCATGCTTAAAGAGGAGCGTGATTTAGATGTCGACCCTTAAGTTAGTAGCCTATAAGCTTGTAAATACCAATAAATGGTTTTGGCAACTAGAAACAGAACAAAGAAAAATCTTAGCTACAAGCTATAGTAGTTTTAAACAATTCCGAAATCTTGAGTATAATGCTTGTATCTGTGTAGGCCAACATCCCGTGTTCGGAATGACTCATGACTGGAAAGGAATGACTCGTAGAGTTGCTACTATTGATAAAGATAGAAGTCATCCCTTTATAAGGAAATAAAAATGTTTAAGCCTATGCTAGCACCTCATCAAGATCCTATGTCTTACCCTAAGTATTTTGATGAGTTAAAGTTTCCTCTGATGTGCTCACCTAAATATGATGGCATTAGGTGTATCATATCTGGAAAGACAGCTTATTCACGTACCTGGAAACCCATCCCTTCAACGCAAGTACAAGAAGCATTCGCAAATGACGATTGTGAAGGATTAGATGGTGAACTTATAGATGGAAATCCTACAGACTTTGGAGTATATAATCGTACACAAAGCATAGTAATGTCCAAAGATAAGATAGGTGATATTAATTTCTATGCATTTGACTATGTCTTGGATGATTGGGTTGATAAGCCTTTTTCAGAACGTTATAATGAGCTTCGTTGGGGTGACGACTTTCCTAATGTTAAATTAGTTCCACAAATACTTGTAAGAAGTCTGGATCAGTTATTAGCATTTGAAGCTGAATGCTTAGAAGCTGGTTATGAAGGCATTATGATGAAGTCCCCAGATGGTAGATACAAGTGTGGCAGGGGAACTTGGAAAGAAGGCTTAATTTATAAACTAAAACGATTCCAAGATGATGAAGGTATTGTAGTAGACTTTGTAGAACAAATGTCCAATTGTAATACTCAAGAAATTAATGAACTTGGTTATTCTAAGCGGTCTACAAAGAAAGAAGGCATGGTTCCAGCAGGATGTTTAGGGAAATTTATTGTAGATTTCAATGGAGTAATCATAGAGGTAGCGCCAGGTATCTTTACTTATCAGATGAAAAGGTATATCTGGAATCATAAAGAGCAATTCAGAGGTAAATTCCTGAAATTCAGACACTTTACTCATGGTGTAAAAGATAAGCCTAGGTTTCCTAGGGCAGTTGGCTTCCGTGATAAAATGGATATGTAAATGGGTGATGGAAAGAAAGCGGAATACTTAGAAGGCTTGGCTGAAAGATTTAAGGAGATATTAAATAAAATTAATGATACACCTGATGAGGTTATTGCTTATAAGTTAGATACTGCATTGACACGTCTCGAACATTTTATAAATCTTGAGCCACATCTAACAAAGTCTCAATGGAATTTGTTAGAAGGTTCTATTACCGATTTGAAAGAGTTACTTGGGAGAAAATGATGACTGGTATGAGAACGGCTACTGTAAAGATGGTCCTCAGAGAGAAGATTGATACATGGCTTACAAGTATCTCTGATCAGGCTCTTAGGGCACTTATCAAAGATAATGTAATAATCACTGGCGGTGCAATCACATCATTACTTCAGGGAGAGAAGCCTAATGATTATGATATGTACTTCAAAACGAAAGCTGCAGCAAGAGCTGTAGCGAACTATTATGTAGGCATCTTTAACTCTTCTAATAAGTTTGCTTCTATAAATAAGTACAATGCATTTGTAAAAGAAGCAGTTGTAAAGAATTGTAAGGGACAGGAAGAAGAAAGAGTACTTATCTATATGCAGTCTGCTGGCATTGCAGCAGAAGGACAAGGAGAGTATAAGTACTTTGAGAGTGAAAGTGACTCAACAACTGAAAGCTTTTTTGAATCGCTAACCAAAGAAGATGTTGGTCAGGCAGAAGATGCAGAAGAAGAAATCTATGAAGCATTTCAAGAAAAGCCTTTAGAAACTGCCAAGGAAATCAAAGAAGTACTTTCAGATAAGAGTAAGCCTCGGTTTAGACCTGTATTCTTAACTGATAATGCAATTACACTTTCTGATAAGGTTCAGTTGATTATCAGATTCTTTGGATCTGTCGAAGAGATTCATAAGAATTTTGACTTCGCACATGCGATGGCTTGTTATGATTATAAATCAGATACTCTAATTGTTCCTAAAGAAACCTACGAATCAATCCTCTCAAGGTTCTTAGTCTATAACGGAAGCCTATATCCAGTTGCTACTCTGTTCCGCATGAGGAAGTTCATGCAACGTGGTTGGAGAGTCACGGCAGGACAGATGCTAAAGGTAGCCTTCCAGATTAGTGAATTAGATCTATCCAATCCGGCTGTTCTAAAGGAACAGTTAATTGGTGTTGATTATGCATACATGCATCAGTTAATCCGCATGCTTGAGAGCAGGGAGCCTGGTACTCAGGTTGATAGCGTTTATCTGGCCAAGCTAGTAGATGAGATCTTCGAATGAAAAGATATGCAGCTATAAGAGGTGAGAAAGTCTTTTCTGAAGGGCGCTATGCAAGGAGTAGATATGGTAGCAATTCACTCTATCGCGTATTAACTGCGGGCGATATTGTAAAATATACTGATGAAGATAGAAAGAAGTCTATAGAAAAGCATCCTACTAATTATTGGGCACATGTTATTCCTGGTCATATTAAATTCCAAAAGAATGTAACTTTACAGAGAGTTGCATACGCTGGTCGTAACTATTATCAAGAAGCCCCCTCAAAAAGAGTGGTTCTTCTGACAGAGACTAATTATCATATCTATCGTCCAGTTGAACAAGTTGATCCTAAGATCAATTATATCCTGGTCCATGGTACTAAAGATTTATTCTTAGAAAAGATTACTGGCATTGATCTCTCTAATATACACTATCCAGTACGCTTAATAGATTTAAACACTAGGCGTTGTCTATATAATGGCGTATGGCACGACCTTGAAAGTCGTGAAGAAATTAATTCTCCTTGAAGTGTGTCTATAAGTGTGTCTTTGAAAAACCTAAAGCGAAGTCTAGTCCTAGGGGCCGTAGGCGCAGCGTGGAGGTGGCCCATGCCTACCCCCATGACTCGCGCCGAAAGCCCTGCTAGGGCCGTCTCTCGTGGCCTAGTGAGGCATTTTTAGGTACAGGTTGGCAAGGCGGTCCCAAACCGTTAAGTTAACCCTAATTTCAAAACACGTATGCTGCAACGTTAATGCAGTATTAAAATCAAAAGGTAGACACATGACCGTTAATATCAAGCAGACGTTCCAGACGGAAGATGGCAAGGTTTTCGCAACGAAGAAGGAAGCCCTTGATTATCTCCGTCGGCCTAAGATTGAGGCTGCTCTTAAGAAGCTTGCTCCAGACAATGCTGATCTGGTTGGTTGGCTGCTTGAGAATCAGGAGCGTGTTGAGATGGCGTTCGAGACAGGTAACATCCGTCGTGTTACCAAGTCTGAGCGTAATAAGCTAGAGAAGGCAGTAAAGCATCTCGTGGAAGAGTACGGCAATGACACGAAGCTTGCCTT